GTTTTCCCACATGCCGAGGTGGATGGTTGAGCGTGGGCCGAAGTCGCTGATTGAGCATCAGCAACGCATGTCGTTTGATAATGGTTCGATGATTACGTCGATGCCGTCTGCTTCGGATCCTGCCCGTGGCGAGTCTGCAACGTTGATTGTTGTCGATGAGTGGGCGTTTCTACCGAACCCTGAGGAGGCTTGGGCTTCTATTGAACCTGTGGCTGATGTGGGTGGCCGCATCATTGGTCTCAGCACGGCTAATGGGTCTGGCAACTTTTTTCACCAGTTGTGGACTGGGTCGGAGGCTGGTGTCAATAGGTTTGAGCCAATGTTTTTTCCGTGGTCTGCTACGGAGGATCGTGGCGATGCCTGGTATGAGGAGAAGCGGCGGTCGATGCTGCCTTGGCAGTTGGCTCAGGAGTATCCGACTACTGCCGAGGAAGCGTTTGTCAAGTCGGGTAACCCTGTGTTCGATTTGGATGTATTGGATGTGTTGCTGCGGGGGTGTATCAGCGGTGACGATGGGTGGCTGCATGAGTTGCAGCCACGGGTATTGGAGTTTAGGCAATGAGTTTCGTTGTGTGGGAGCGGCCGCAGCCGCAGGAGGCGTACGTGTTGGGGGTTGATACGGCTGAGGGTTTGGGTCATGGCGATTATTCGTGCATCCAGGTGTTGGCTGTGTCGTCTGGGGTGCAGGCTGCTGTTTGGCATGGGCACATTCCGCCTGATGAGTTGGCTCAGGAGGTTTTGAATGTTGGTTTGTGGTATCGGGATGCGTTGTGTTGCGTCGAGTCGAACAATCATGGTTTGACGACGTTGACTGTGTTGCGGCAGTTGGGGTATCCGAGGTTGTTTCGGAAACGGTCGTTGAACAAGGTGTCGGATAGGGTGACACAGGAGTATGGGTGGAAGACGACGCGTACGTCGAAGCCGTTGATGATTGACGATTTGGCGACTGCGTTGAAGAACGACGAGTTGGCGTTGCGTGATAAGCACACTGTGGCGGAGTTGCGTACTTTTGTGCGCAACGAGCGGGGGTCGATGTCTGGGTCTCCGTTTGATGACCGTGTCATGGCTTTGGCTTTGGCGAATCAGATGCGCAAATATGCGCATGCTCCCGAGTTTGCTGCCGATGTTGACGATTATTGGACGGTTGATTGGTTTCGCCGCCAATCTGGGACTCAGTCTGAGAATCCGTTCCAAATAGGGGTTCATGCTATTCGCGGGGGCGCAAGTGGGACACCTCGTCCTTCCTGATGAGGACTTAGCGGTTCTTTCCTACAACCAACCACGGAGATGGTTTCTGATGGCAACAAACTTTGTGTCACATACTAGTGGCACGCAGACAGTTGACGGCTCTAAGGGCCGCAACAACAAGTTGGATCGTGGCGGCAGTGTCGTGGCGAACCGTGTGACTGAAACGGGGTCGCAGAAGGCGACTATTCGGTCGGGTTCACCCAAGTACGCCAATCAGACTGGCGGATATGGTGAGATCACCACGAAGGATACGCCTGAGAACCAGCACGGTCTTAGCGGCAAGGTTGAGCCTGCTTCTAAGCAGCCGTAGCGGTGGCGGTTCTTCCGCCAAACGCATCGTTCAATGATTTCGCCAGATATGTGGAGGCCCAGCAGGGGCCGAAGACGCGTCTGGAACTCAACGAACTTTGGGCGTGGCGTAAAAAACTGCTTGGCGTCAAGTTTGATGTGGGCCGCGGGTATCGCGAAACCCTCCCAGCCGACGAACAGGATCTCACAATGAAGCAACGTGAGGCGAAGGTTGTTGCGGAAGCGAAGTCGCAGGGACGCAACATTGAACTTGTTGGGAAACGGTGGGTGTAATGGGCCGTAAGACACGTTCGGAACGTTTCGGCTCGTATAAGCGTCGTTTGGAGTCGGCTCGCAAGTGGCGTGACGACGAGGGGTACGACGACACTTGGCGTCGCCTGGGCGACCTGTACCGTGGGAAGCATTGGCCCTCAACTGCGTCAACGACATCTGATCTGATCGCCGTCAATCTGGCATTTTCGACCATCAACGTTATTTCGCCCTCGGTTGCGGTGAACCATCCAAAGATTGTTGTATCAGCGACGCTGCCTGACAACGAAGCCCAGGCTTCCACCAATGAGGCTGTCATCAACTACTTGTGGCGCCATCACGACTATCAGAAGCCATTCAGGCGTGCTGTCAAAGACTTTCTGATCTTTGGACATGGCTGGTTGAAAGTTGGGTGGCGGTTCGTTGAACAGGAGCAGACCCTGGGGGATCGCGATTTGGACGCCATGTACGCCGAGCAGGTTGCCACGGCCGACTCTGCGGCGATGCAAATGCCTGCCTTGGCGGGCGATTTGCCAACGAACGACGAGATCGCAGCGAATCTGCCTACGTCTGCGATGACGATTGTTGAGGATCAGGCATTCGTTGAACGGGTATCCCCGTTCGACATTTTCGTTGATCCCGAAGCAACATGCATGGATGACATTGCGTGGATAGCGCAACGCATCGTGCGGTCCCTGGAGGACGTTCAGTCGGACAAGCGGTATAAGCCGTCGGTGCGGAGGCGTTTGTCTGCCGATGCGGGTGTCAAAGGCGCCCGCGATGACGGGTTGGGAACAACAGAGCAGTATGTCGACGATGACCGCATCACCTTGTACGAATACTACGACATCGAGTCGAACACTGTGTCGGTGTGTGCCGAGAACGGTGACGAGTTTCTCCTAGATCCGATACCGATGCCGTACGCCTACGGGCAGCCGTTCATTATGTTGCGCAACTACGACATCCCAGACCGCTTCTACCCCCTGGGTGACCTCGAATCCATCGAATCTTTGCAGTTGGAGTTGGATAAGACTCGTTCGCAGTTGATGAATGACCGCAAACGGTACGCCCGCAAATATTTGTACCATGAACGCTCATTTGGCCCTGAGGGCCGTGAGGCGTTGGAATCTGATGACGATGGGCGGCTTGTTCCCGTTGTTGACGAGAACAAGCCTCTCAGCGAGGTTGTGGTGCCGATGCCGCAGTCGCCTCTCAGCCCCGAAATATACGCTTACTCCAACATTATTGAGCAGGACATCAACACGGTGTCTGGCGTCAACGAGTATGCCCGTGGGCAGATGCCTGAGATTAGGCGTACAGCGACGGAAGCATCCATTATTGCTGATGCTGCGAACGCTAGGGCTGCTGACAAGTTGGCGATAGTCGAGTTGGCTATTGGTCAGATCGCCAGGCGGGTGTTGCAGTTGATGCAGCAGTACATGACGGGTGAGCAGATTGCCCGTATCGCTGGCCCAGATGGGCAGGATCAGTTTGTGTCATATGTCCGTGAGGACATTATCGGCGAGTTCGATTTCACCGTGGAGGGTGGTTCTACGCAGCCGATCAATGACACGATTCGTAAGCAGCAGGCTGTTTCATTGTTGAACGCTATTGCGCCTCTGGTTGGCACTGTTATTGATCCGCAGGCGTTGGCTTTGCATGTGTTGCGTGAGGGGTTCGACATCAAGAATCCTGAAAAGTTTTTGGTACAGCAGCAGCCGATGGCCCCCGAGGGGGCTGAGGGTGCGCCTCCTATGGGGATGCCTCAGAATGGGGCGATGATGCCTCCTGTTCCTGACCAGGGCGGCGCTTTTGCGCCGACTGGTGGTGTTCCCCCCGAGTTGTTGGCTCAGTTGCAGAACCAAATGGGGATGGAACTGCCTTCTTTGTGATCGAAGTGGGACACCGTAACTTTCTATCAGGAACAACCATCTAGGATTCCTTGGAGGCCAAGTGCCAGAATCAGAACCAGTGGAACCCGTCGAATCGGCGGACATTCCAGAGGCTTCAACAGAAGAATCAACAGAAACCGTTGAGTCCGAGACGTACACCATCAAGGTGGACGGTGAGGAGCAGACGGTCACACTGGAGGAACTTCAAAGCGGATACCAACGCCAGTCGGATTACACCCGTAAGACGCAGGAGTTGGCATCTGATCGTCAAAGGTTGCAGCAGGCCGAAGCCATCGCTAACGCGTTGGAGTCGGATCCCGCTGGGACAATCTCTGCGTTGTCAACTGCGTTTGGTGTGTCGGACACCCAGGTATCTCCCGAATCTGATGATTCGTGGGAAGACATGGATCCCACCGAGCAGCGCATAGCAAAGATTGAAGCCCAGATGGAGTCTCAGGCTGCAGCAGCGAGACAACAGGCCATCGACAAGGAAGTCGTTGGATTGAAGTCCAAGTACGGTGATTTTGACGAGCGTGCGCTGTTTCAGCATGCGCTCTCGAATGGAATCCCCAACTTGGACGCTGCGTACGCTCACATGAAGTTCGGGGAGGTTGCTGCTTCGGCGGCGCAAGCCCAGGCGGATCGTGAGGTGACCGAATCGAAGCGGTCGACTCCAGCAGTTGAGGGCGGTAAAACCGTTCAGGCTGGGGCGGTTGTGTCGAACAACAATGGTCAGCAGCCAGGCTCAATCCGCGAGGCTTTTGCGTTGGCTAAGAAGCAGTTGAGTTCAACCTGACTCATTACCCTCTAAGAGAAAGAAACCATCATGGCTGGTAACAGCAACTTTGATGAGATTCTCTCCACCACGCTGAACAACTATGTCCCCAAACTGGTGGACAACGTTTTCAGCGCGAGGCCTCTGTTCTATGCCCTGACTAACGGGCAGACGATTCGGCGGATCTCTGGTGGAGCGAAGATCGTCGTTCCAATCATCTACGGTACGAACAGCACTGCTGGTTCGTACGCCACCACGGACACCATTTCCACGACGGCTCAGACGGGCATTACAGCCGCTGAGTACGACTGGAAACAGTACGCCGCAACAGTGACCATCAATGGTCTTGAGGAAGCCAAGAATAACGGCGAGGCTCAGATCATTGACCTGCTGGAAGGTAAAATCTTCCAGGCGCAGGAAACAATCATTGAGAACATGAACACCATGTTCTGGGCTGACGGCACTGGTAACAGCAGCAAGGACTGGATTGGTCTGGACCTGATTGTTACAAAGCCCAACACTTCCCTTGGTGGGATCGACCCGACTGGTGCGGGCAACTCCTTCTGGGCGTCAACTGAGACAAACCAGGGCGGTGCGCTCACTTCTGCCGCAATGGCAACATTGTACAATGACGTTTCGGTCGGCAACGATCAGCCGAACATCATCATCACCACGCAGGCTTTGTACGAGGCTTACGAGGCCACGCTGACAGACCAGATTCGGTACACCGATACCGATGTGGCTGACGCTGGCTTTCAGAACCTCATGTTCAAGGGCGCACCCGTCACATTTGACGGGGCTTGCACCAGTGGCGAAATGATGTTCCTGAACACCAAGTACCTGCAACTGGTTGGTCACAGCGATGTCTGGTTCAAGCCGACACCGTTCGTGCGTCCCACTAATCAGGACGCTGTGTACTCACAGATCCTGTCATACGGAAACCTGACCTGCTCCAACAGGGCACGCCAAGGTTACCTATACGGGGCCACCTGATCCACATAATCGGCGGGGGCGGCGTGTTCTCCCTTCCCCCATCGGCCAACCGCCGTCCCCGCCCCTCATGTTCTCTAGGAGGCTGTTATGGCACGCGATTTCGCCATTAGTTACGGATTGAAGGGTCGCCCTGCGGGGCAACCTTCGGGCAATGTGCGTGAGGTTCGTTCTGAACGTCACTCCGTTGGCCGTGACCGCAACTTGGCCCGAATCAACCCGACTCCAACCCATGCCGCCAAGGCACCTGGGATGACATGTCGAGAGTTGACGGTAGCAGGCGTGCCGTGTAAGGCACGCCCTGTTGAGGGAACCGACATCTGCATGTTTCATGCCCGATTGGTGACGTAGTGGACATTTCTACGATGCGTTCGTATGTGCGCAGCGTTGTTGACATAGATTCGGCTGACATTTCAGACGACACGTTGAACAGGTTCCTGGGGGAGGGCTACGACGTAATCGTTTATTCTGAGAAACGTTGGCCTTTTTATGAGGTGGCGACAACTTTTAGCACATCGTCATCTACAAAGGATTACTCGCTGGCAACCGTTGGCGCATCGGTCACAACGGGTTTGCGTGAAATAGCGGCACTTAGAACCGATGACCACGTTTTAGGTTTCATTGGCCGTGACGATGCCGACGGGTCGTACCCGTTGGATGTCAACACGACGGGTCAGCCGTGGCACTGGTCTTTCTGGGCGGACTCTGTACGCCTCCACCCGATTCCTGATGCGACATACACGGTGAACGTACGTGGCTACAAGAAACCGACGGCTTTCGGGGCGGGTTCTTCGGATGCGACAGAGCCATCTGATCTTCCTGAACCGTTCCACATGCAGATCGCCACCTATGGGGTGGCGAGGGCCTACGAGCAGCAAGAAGATCCCCAAATGGCGGGACAGTATTTCGCTATTTTCAACCAGGAACTCGACAACTTGCGGGCACGCTACGACGACATGCCTGCACCGCAGCCGATTGTGTTGAACTCGCGGGGCGGCTTCCACGGGGCACGCACTGTTCTCGCTGACCGCCTGCGATATTCATGGGAGTAGCGATAGCGCCCCCTCTGGGCGGCACGCAGCAACGTGCTTTCAAGATGGAAGTATTGGAATCGTTCAGCGGTGGGCTGAACTTTCGTTCCGACCAGTTCAACCTCGCGGAAAACGAGTCACCTGACCTGTTGAACGTGGTTGTCGACCCCAGGGGCGGCATCCGTCAACGCGACGGCGTTGACCGTAGAAACACGACGGCGTTGAGCGACGACATCAAAGGCATCTGGGGGTTCCATACCGATTCGGGCACGAACCAGGTCATGGTCAACTACGGGACAAAGGTGGGGTACAGCGCCTCTTCAAACTTCACCGAGTTGACAAACATTACGGCCCGCACCGACGGCACCCGCGTGTACGGGATGACAATGAACAATGTTGCTTACGGTGTTTCTTACGACAAGGTGTCGTTCAAGTGGGATGGCAGCACTGATGCCGATTTGGGGACGACACTGGACGGGTCGGCTGGCAACATGCCGCAAGCCAAATACGTTGCCTTCTGGAACAACTTTGCCTGGGTGGCTCACACGTACGAGTCGGCCACGGCCTACAGGTCGCGGGTGCGTTGGTCGAACTCTAATGATCCTGAGAAGTGGACCGCTAACGACTACGTGGACATCGACATAGGTGAACATGGCGACGCCATAACCGCCCTTGTTCCTCACGGTGACCGCCTGTTGGTGTTCAAAGAAAACAGCGTCCACGCTGTTTACGGGTGGGATTCCGATTCGTTCCAGGTGGTGACGTTGACCAACGATGTTGGTTCGGTTGCTTTGTCGTCGCCTGTGTCTACCCCTCACGGCGTGTATTTCTGGTATGGCACCGAAGGTGTGTACCTGTTTGACGGCGAACGGTTCATTTGGTTGTTCGCCAAGTTGGTTCCCGCTATTGACGACGTACGGATCTCGTTTAGTTCAAACCCGCAGTTGGCTTGGGGCAACAACAAACTGTTCGTGTCGATTGATTGGACTGAGAATGGGTCTACGGCTCGCCGTACTTTGATTTACGATCCGACGTTGGGCGATTACGGGGCGTGGGTGTCAACCGACATCGACGCTGGCCCGTTGCACACTTACCGCCCCCCTGGGTCCGCATCCACCGTGTACGCAGGGTGTGTCGCCAACACAGGCATCCTCGTTGACGTTGAAGATGACCAGAATCGCGTCACCGACAGGTACGTCGGTTCCACAGAGGTTCACATTTCGTCGTATTTCACTACAAGGTGGGTTGCGGGACGCAACCCGATTGTGAAGAAGCGTTGGGGGAAGCCACGCATGGTTGTGCTGGCTGATGCGTCGATGACATTGCCGATAACGGTTTACAAGGACTACGACAAGGCTGAGGAAGCCGCATCGTTTGATGTTTCTATAACGGGCCGAACTTCGGCATCGATGTGGGATACAGCCAAGTGGGATGACGCCGATTCATCGTCTGCGTACTATGCCACTTGGGACGCTGTGGCTAAAGACTTGGTGGCAGATGTGAAAAACTTGCCGACCCTTGGGACAGCAAGGGCAGTGAGTATGAAGGTTTCAGGCCCAACGGGCACAAACAATGTATGGGAAGTGAATGCTCTTGCCTTCACATACGTACCAAGGAGATTGCGATAAATGGGCACCCTGGCGGTAACTAACTCTTTTTCGGCTGGCACCACGATTGTGGCTGCCGACATGAACACCAACTTCGACGACATCGAATCGTTCGTCAATACCACTCCAGGGGTGGTGCAGATCGACATTGTGAACGCCAAGGGCGACATCGTCGCGGCCACCGCCGCTGATGCGGTATCCCGTTTGGCGGTGGGTACGGACACTTACGTTCTGACTGCCGATTCGGGCGAGGCGACGGGTCTGATCTGGGCTGCGCCTACGACTGGTGACATAACCGCCGTGGTGGCGGGAACGAACATCGGGGGAGGGGCGACCAGCGGGTCGGCTACCGTAAATCTGTCGATTGACGCTGCCGTTGA